ATCAAACTCCCAGTTCAGGTTGCCTTCCTTGAGAACGTCAGTTGTTGTGAGCCGGGACTCCGAATATGGTGCTTCACGCACAGCACGAGCCACATAGTTGATCGACTTGTTCCACGCGACAGGCGCAGTAAGACCATTTTCGACACGATGCGCTACCGTTAAAGGAATGGCACTCACCAGGCTGCTAGTAAACATGCCTGACGGTAAACGACCGTTACGGTTACTAGACGCTGACGGAGCCAACGCTGTACCTGGACCCAAACCAACACCAACACCGACAGCAGTCAAATACGTCATCGTTGCTGTGCGGCTTGCAAACTGCTGACTATCAATAAGCCTAGTGAGCAGCGGTCCAGTCTTCGTGTCCCAGCCTTCAGCCAGGTCTCGGTAGTCCACACCCGCAAGCATCTGCGTATAGGCCATAATGCCCGTGTTACGAAGGTACTCAATGTCCCTGACGTAACGCTTACGCGAGATCTCTGCGACCGATTCGCCGCTAGGCATTTTCGTCTAGTGGTCCTTGACCGGCACCTAAGCCGAACGAGGAGGCACTGATGTCGGCTGCCAGTTGCTGCTCTTGACGGACACTAGCCATCACACGATCACTCGTTTGTGGTGACAAGCCGATACGCTCCAGTAAGAAGGGTAGCGGAAGTCCCATGCTGCGAAGCTTCAAGGCAGCATCCACACGTTGTGCGTCGCTCCTAGACTCAAGGTCTGCCCAAACCGTCTCAGTGTCATACGAGATCTCTTGACCAACCATCCTGCCACCAATACGAAGTGCCTCTTCAAAAGCTTCCCCCCAAGTCAGTTGTCGATCCTTAACCTTGCTGGCAAGACCAGCCTCAAGCGCAACCAGCGCCTCAGCAGAGATGTTTGAAATCGCACTAGGTGCAATCAAGTGAGGAGGAGTCTGAGTAACTGCAGCGGCTTGCCTTATATCGAGGTCAACCGCCTCGAGGTGCTCCTTGAACGAGGACGCACCAAACTCACCAAACTTCGTGTCCACATCTTCAGAGACAATCAGTTGATCGACACCAATGTTCCAAGGAGAGACAGCATTACCGTCTGCATCCGTGTCCACCGAAATACCACTGACATAACGTTGCTTCCATGCGGCTGCACGCTGCACCAGAAGGCGATCTGCCGTCGTCTGAATGATCCGTCGCTGAATAGACGCAACGAGTTGGATCTCTGACATCGAACGGCCACGAGAATCAATGCGGTTCGGGAACCTAACGATAGGAGTAGAACCACCCGTGTGTTCGAGAGCGCCAGTAAGGGTCCATCCAGTAATGGTCTCTCTAGAATACTTAAAACTATAAATTACATCTTCAGTGTAAAGCCAGCCGTAGTCTCCAACGACTTTCGCTGCTCGTTTAATCAGCATAGGGTCTTGAGGGTTGTACTCCACACTCAGATTCATCGGGCTTTCTACCCGGAATAAAGGCACATCGCCACCCGGTGTTACAGAAAGGAATCCATCTCCGTACACCATTGCATCCGCGTAAAGCATCTGCTGGCGAGCATCAAGCTTTGACTTCTGGAACCATTCCCAGAGCATTGAGTTAGTTAGTTCATCGCTGCCTTCACGAAAACCTTCAACCTTAAGTCTCTCCACCACGGCAGAAACCACCAAGGAGCAGATAGGAAGATCAGCGCGGTTTAATAGATCGTCATATTCTTTTGCAACTGCTGAATGATTCGTCGAAGGAAGGCTTGCAAGGTCGAAGTCTCCTCGGTAGTAGCGGTCCCACTCAACCAGGTCATTCCAACGGTTGACTGCGACCAAGTCGGTAAATTGTTTTTCAAGCTTTTCCATTTGCCATCCTGACAGTAAGAGCACCCACCTGAGGCGCGGAAATTAAAAGGTAACCGCACACCAGGTACGGGAATTAGAACGAATAAACCATGCGAGGAGGCTTTTTCAATTCCGTCTCCCAATAAGCAGCACGGTCCAAAGCCATGATCGCGCAAACCGCTGCGTCGATCTTTCTAGAAGTCCCACGGGACTCCTTCACAATGCGAGAACCACGGTTATCGACTTTAAGTACAGCGCCAGCAACATGGCGAGCCAACCTGACATCACCATCCTGGGTGATCGTCTTGTTGTAAACACCCTCATACATTCGAGTAGTCGCAGGACTCATACGAGTCGCAGTCTGTGGGAAAGCGACAATGGGAAGACGGTCATCAAGCAAGACCTCCATTGAGCGCGACCATCGGTAAGGGTCACACGCAATCTCCAAGACATTGTACTGAATACACAGCTCCCGTATGCGAGCCTCAACATCCAAAATGTCAACAGTCCAGTCATCAGTTGCACCCTGTGGACGTTCCCATAAGCCTGCTACAAAAAGATGAGGCTGTGCGCTATCTCCGTCCACATCAGCGTTGTCTGCCAAATAGGTACCCACGACGGCTGTACTGTCACCGTTGAAGCTTCCATCAAGAGCAAGTACAACATTGCTATTCGCAGGTATCTCTTGCTCAAGCTTCACCGAATCCCATGCATCACTATTAATCCATGCACTCTGAGCGTCCACAAATAAGTTAAGTCGTTTAGTTCTAAACTCTGCTTCCGGTGTGCGCTTCACAGCCGACTCAAAGTCAAGAGGATCTTGGATGTCTCCGTAACCAGGGTTTGCTTCTTTCCAAACCTTAGGGTTGCGGTAATCCGCATCATCCTTCTTAGGTGCCCACCAGGAAAGACCGAAAGAGTTATCTTCAATCTCCTTAGCAGCTACGCGCGTTCCATAATTGAACATGGAGTAGCAAAGGCTCTCTTGACCATGCCGGTCATACTTCACACCAGCAGTAGTAATTCCCACCATCTGCGGATCGGGTCTTGCACCCATCGCCAGCGAGAACACATCCCACAGTTGGCGATCAGGTAAAGCATGAACCTCATCCACAATAACGAAAGTAGGGTTAAGACCCTCAAGCTGCGGCGCTTCTGCGGCCATCACTCGCATCACCGAACCAGTAGAAGGAACCTCAATAGCATCGCGGTACACCTTCGTCATTGCACTCATCTCAGGGTCCATCTCAACCATGCGGCGAGTAGTACCAAAAACGATTCGTGCCTGATCGCGGCTAGAAGCCACAGTAAAGACCTCACCACCATCAGCACCCAGGATAAGTTCGTACAGCGCCAAACCTGAGAGTAGAGCAGATTTGCCACTCTTACGAGGAAGCCCAATAAGTGACTGACGGTGCATCTTCTTGCCTTTAGAGTTTCTAGCCATCAACCAATTCAGTAACTCACGCTGCCAAGGCCGAAGAACAATAAGCTCACCGGACTTACCACCAAGCGAATCCTTCACCACACGCGCGTAAGACTCAATGAACTGTGCAGCAAAGTCACCGTCACCGTTCTTACGCTGAGTCGGTGTGGTGTGCGTTAAGTACCGTGGCGGCCAACCTTGAACGCTCACTTGTTGGCCTTAGCAGCTCTCAGCTTCTCCAAGGTAGATGCGGCCTTAACCTCAGCGAGACCAAGACGCGAACGATCTGCTGGAGTGAGACCCATAAGACTCAGGATCTTCACCATGTCAGTCTCAATGGTTGAGATCATTCCAACCAAGGGATTGCTATACATATACCCTTTGTCAGTTAAAAGAACGTAGTCGCTGTTTTTGAGCTTCTCTACCATCTCAACATGACGCTCAACTTTTTCGCAGTACAGCGACAGGAGCGTTAAGTCAGACTCCGACAGCCACGGAGAGTTAGATGATATTTGGTTCCAAGCGTCAAGACCTGCGCCGGTCAAATTTAGGGGAGCACTGCTCAGGGCTTCGATAGCCAAGGTGTCGCTCAGAGCTGGCAGCGCGCGTTTTCCTGGGTTACCCAGAAGTCTCTTTTTTTCCAATGGGGTTGGAGCAGTCATTTTTGACCTCCTGGGTCGTTGAGCCGCGTCAGGCGGCGGTTGAGATTGTGTCCGGTATTCGGATACGGGTGGGGGTATGGCTGCGGCGGTATGAGCGGCGTGGACGCGGGGCTGGCCTTGGTCGGGATCCGTTGGGGCGCCCCCACCCATTAGGTCAACCCCTAGCGCACAAATGCGCAAGCTAATACGCACCCATATATATATACGCGCGCGCAAAATAATTAAATTGTGTTGGAACTTGCGCAAGTCAACTTGCGTCTATATGCTAACGACTAACCACTACTGAAAGGCTACTGCCATGAGTACACACACACACACACTAAAGAAGCGCCTAGCTTTAAGCCTGCCTGAAAGAACACTAGCTGAAGGTAACTTCGAAAGTGGCGCATTAGTAGGACTAGGCGCTAGCGACGCAAGCGCTAAGGATAGGCGCCTAGCATTAAGTAGAGCGCGCAAGGCTTATGGCGCCTATCGTGCCAATTATGGCTATAAGCAAGCAAGCGCCAAGATGCTCACAGAACCTAGCGCGCAAGCTAAGCTAGGCAAGTCAGAACGTCACACACTTGGGCTAATGCTCATTCCCCAATTAGGATTAGACACTGTCAAGTATTTAGGCACTAGTAAGCCTATGAACCTATGCGCGGGTGCTTCCAAAGGATGCATAAGCGCGTGCCTAGCCGGTAGTGGATATGGTGCGTTTGATAGTACCCAAAACTCTCGCGCGGTGCGTACGGGATTTATCTTTAGTGATCCATTTAATGCAGGCTTGCTAATCGGTGCTGAACTTGCTAACGCTATTGCTAAGCACACGGACATTAACTTCAGATTCAACACCGTTAGTGACATTAGACTAGAGCTAATCGCGCCGCTATTCATGCGGCACCTAATCGCGCAAGGCGTACGCCTATACGATTACACCGCGCTTAAGCCTAGCCTACGCGCGCCGATGCCAGGCTATCACTTGACCTATAGCGCTAAGGAACGCGCGCACACTAGTGACGCTTACCTTGCCGACATATTGCGCGCGGGTAATAACGTGGCTATGCCATTTCAAACAAAAGGACAATTACCCGACACTTATACCCTAGATGGCGAGAGTTTCACAGTTATTAATGGTGACCTAAGCGACGATAGAACCGAAGATCCGCTAGGCGTAATTGTTGGGCTTACCGTCAAGGGTAATGCAGGCAAGAAAGACACTAGCGGCTTTATTAGACAACTGTTGCCAATAGCTAGCGCTTAATTGCTTTGATTGTGTAACTACTTTAGTGGTCACACTTTCTGAGCTATTAATCGTTAATAGCCACTATGGAAGGGTAAGGACATGACAAAACGTACACTAAATGAAATAGCAAGTGAAGCGTTAGCTTGCAACACACTTAAAGGTAATACGCGATTCTTTGCCGCGGCATACCTTGAACCGATGACCACATTAGACAATATTCATGACACATACGGCGTGGATAGCGCGCGCGCTATCGTAGCCTACGCGCTAAGCAACCTAAGATCATGGCGTGGAGAGGATGCACAGAGAATTAAAGCTGAATTAAATGCGCACCTTAAAGGGGTAAAGTAACATGAATGCAATAGACATTAAATGTGACGGTTGTAACGCTGAATCCGGCGAGACATGCCGCCAATGGTGCATAGGTAGAGACATGCTGACCATACGGGAATTACAAGCACAATTACTAGACGATTACGGGATACTTTCAGAGTGGATAGAATCCGGCGGCGGCCAAAAGTGTTTACTAGTCAAAATAGGTGACTCTAGTGAGCATGGTGAATGGCTAGAGATAGGCTCACTAGAGTTTAATTTAATTAATAAATACGATATTTCGGTTAGTACGTTCTCGTCCACGCTAGTAGTTAATGGGGACACGGACATGTACTCTGACAGTATTAAAGCTCATGATATGGCGCGAACTATCGCCCGCGAGATTATTGTACGGTCAAGGGGTTAGAGATATGGGTAAATTGAAAGACATAGAGCTTATGGAGGACTTAGCGCCTAAGCAAGCAACACACACACACGAAATTAGTGTTGTGGGACCGTACTATGCACAATTTATTAGTGCAAACACCATAGTCTGCTATAAGTGTGTTAGTGGAGAGCTAGCAAGGTGTGCTAATTGTAAAGACACTTTAGCGGGCTACCTATACGGCACAGTTTATTGTAAATTGTGCGCAAGCATCTAATTTCGCATATTAGCGCGCCTTAGCGGGCGCGCTTTTATGCTTGCTTAGGCTAGCTTGCAATTTAATAATTTAATTATGACGGCATAAGTCTAGGCGCTAGCTTGCTCTAAAGCTAAGCGCTAAAGCTAGGCGCTAGCTTGCTCTAA